CGAAGATCACAACTCTATTGAGATTGAGATAAGAGTTAAATCTGAACACGAAGCACAATTTATTTTCAAAGAAATTTCTAAATTGATTCTTGATCAACTTCTCGGAGAAGCGAAAATTCAGATTGAAGTGGTTTATAGTAAATTGATGGTAACTATATATCTTGATGAATATTATTTGTAAAATCGAACGGAGCACATATCATGCAACTTACAATCTCAACACTAAACGATATCTACACGAATGACAAAATAGAAATCCCAAATGACATAGCCATCAGAAACGGGATTACAGCACCCGGAGAAATTATTATTCTTGAAGATCTTCCGAAGGCAGTTGTTTTTTGGCACTGTAGCACAAGGAAAGAAGTTCGGGTCGGGAAGAGTTATATTACAGGGCTGGAGCTTAAAAATGGATGAACAACTCTTAGAAGCTTACGGAGACGAATATCTCCGAGCATATGAGAAAACCACTCAGTATCACATTGACAGATTAGAGGAATCATTAAAAGAGGTTTTGCATTCTTTGGGGATTGAACCCTATCTTGAGAAGATTTGTAAATTTCTCTCAAGATGATTTTAGTATAATTTTTATTATTTATTTTGGTGAATTAATAAGACGTGTCCTACTTCCCATAGTAAAGGACATTTAATTTATTCTTCATTTTTTATACTATTTTGATCTATCATTTGTTTATATTCTAATCACGAAAGGAAAGATTTATAAATGTTGTTGTCCTATATGTTTGTGAAATAGGACAAAATAAGAGGTAAGAATTGTGATGTCTAAAACTGGACTTGAAAGAAAGATTATGGAATACGTGTACTATAAGCCAATGAATGAAAAACAGATCATCACTAAAATAATGGCAAGCAAAGAACGCAGAGGAATGTATACAGATGATGGAGTCCGTTCAGCCATTAAACACCTGATAGATCTAAATGAGATAACTGAATCAAATAATAAATACTACCCTAAAGATGCGTGATTGAATGCTTCAAAAGAGAACACGCTACACGACAGGAGAGAAAGCCCTTACAGCCGGAGAGTGGGCTAAAATTCAGGGATGCATAGATAACCTTGAGGATGAGGTAATGCTCAAGCTGGCAGTCTCTACGGGAATCCGGAGGGAAGACCTAGGCTATAGTAAAAAGCACAATTCAGGAATCCGAGTTTCTGACATCGAAGAACTTCCTGATGGAACGGGTAGAATGAAATTCTTAGAACATAAGAAGAATAGAATTCATGAAGTTCCGCTTTCTAAGGAAATGATGAGACTTATCAAGCTCCTGATTAATTCACGGGATAAAAAAGAACAGTTCTTAATTACATTCTCAGGGAGAACATGTCATAGGCGATTACAGGAATACTGTGATAAAGCAGGAATTGAGAGAAGACCGTTTCACGCGCTCCGGGCTACCTGTATAAAGCTCTGTCAGCGGGCAGAATGGAGAGTCGAAGAGGTTGCTAAACTGACAGGTGATACAATTGCAGTTATTCAGGAGCATTATTCGACTCCTACACCTGGAGAGATGCAGGAGACAATCCGAAAGAAGGCTATAATATAAAATTGAATTTAAAAGGAGATTTTGAAAGGAGAGTGAACAAATGGATACTGTATGTGATACCGATATACAAAGAATCGTTGATTCAATTCCGGGATCATCCAAAGATGAAAAATCGCTTCTCCTCCAAGATTTAAGAGATTGCGCAAATCATTATCGGTCACTGGCGATGGAATTTAGATTTGTAGCACTCAACGGAGATAGAATTTTTTCAAAATGGAATTTAAAGACGGGTATCGGTAGGATTGAAAGTGTAAATGGAATTCGAAATCCCGTTTTAATTTCAAAATATGATAAACTATTTGCAGTCCCGTACTCAGAATCAAATCCCAAATTTTTAAAACATGAAAATGAGATGAGTCCTGAAGAGTACGCGTGGTGTTTTGATTTGGAATGAACTGCGAAAGGCGGGCGAGAAGGTACAAGAGAATGGAAAATAAAAGGAGAGTAAAAACATAACAGACTTTTTCGAAAGCCTATGTAATAAAAAAAGAGGACTATCAAGAGAGTATCTATTACAAGATATTCTTGCATCGTTTATGGAGTTAAAGAGAAAAAGGTATCTCGATACTGAATATAACTGCGAACTTCCCTTAGATGAAAAACATGTTACTGAACTTTCTATTGAGATAAGAACAAGAAAAATATAATCAGATGGGATATTTTGAAAGGAGAGTGAGAACATGGAACTATCAGACTTCCTCAAAAAAGAAAAAGAAATCAAAGATAAAAAAGAACAACTCAATAAAGAAATGAGCAACCTGAATAAAGAACTCGATTCGTTATATACTGCCGCATGGAATGACGGTTTTGTGTGGGACTCTGTAGATAAGAAATGGTATAAGGAGTAAACATTACCAAATCTTCCACCATTTCTTTTTTGTATCCTCCAACAATAATATCCTATCCTCTCGCATTTTTTCCATCTGAGCCAAAAGAGTCTGAACCTGCGTGACATGCGCCTTTGAAATAGCATTCTGTTCTCGTATTATCTCTCTGAATTTCTCACTTTCAGATAGCCGAGCCTCTAATCCAATAATCTTCTTTTCCTGCTCTAAAATCTTCTCTTTATAAGATTCTATCTTCTCCCTATCCTCTGAATAGTAGTATTTTAGAGCTTCCGTCACTGCTTCCGTTTGGGTTTGCTTATGGTCTTCTATTTGTCGGATGATTTTCATATCTAATAAGACTGAGATTTTCTTTTTATCATCGGGCATATTTAGTAATTTGAACAAATATTATATAAGTTATTCAGTTTCGACTACAATTTCTTTTTGCTCAAATTTAGCACTGTTCTTCCCATCCAACCGGCAAATAGTCAATACCACAGAATTAGGAATAAACTTATACTGCCCTTTACACTTCAAAGAGCACTCTGAACACACATAATTATACCAAGTTTTCCCGTCGCCTGCTACTTTCCGCTTCTCTTCAGTGATGAGAGGTATGAGAGCCTGAACTATTGTAATTACTTCTTCTGTGTTTCCTGCGGATAAGAAATCGAGCGCGGTAAATGCCTGCTTTTCCAAAAAATCTAACTGTTTTATACTCATTATTTCACCTGATTACATTTGGTAACTTTTGTAGTTTTCTTTATCTGAGCGATCAAATCATAAGCATCTAAGACGACCTTCCCGACTTGAATTTCAGTTGTATAAGAGTTTTGTGTTATGTTATGTCGAACTCTATAAACGTTAAAGTCACCCTGGACAACTGCACCATCCAGTTCTGTTGAGTACGCTTTGACGCTTACCATGTCACCGTAATGAGCTTCAGGAGTGCCAACTAATTTTATACTGCCTGATATCGTAGCTGCAACTTTTCCCGGTAGAACTCCTGCTGCAATACTCGCACAGGTCGCGTTACTTTGCAATTGAGAATAGACATCCACGTCCGTTTTTCTGCCATAATTAGCAACTGCTGTATTATCAATAGCAGAACCGGAGTACTGAGTTCCACCGCTTGGCGTGTCACCTTTTATCTTCTGTTGGGTTGCCTGATCTTCTATCGAAACCTCAAATGTGCTGCCAAGATAACGAGCAGTACCCTGATATGCTTTGTACTTGTCAGTGGCAACCGTATCTAATTTTTTCCATGTCAAATATGTTTTATCGAGAAGTCCACCGTCTGTATAAGTGCATTTCGCCCCGGTCTTCCAAGCTTGCCCGCTCTGCTTTTCAAGATCCTGAAATACACTGTACAAATAAGTTTGATCAGCCTTTGTAGCATATGCGGATTCAGTATCTGTGAAATTAATATCTCCTGTCTGGTCCACATAAGGAGCCTGGTTTAAAAATGTCAACCGGGAAACATAATGCGCTGAATTAACGAGATAAGTTAGGATAGCTCTTGCTTCTACGGTTCCCGTCCATGTTTTATTTTCTTCAATGAGAAGTTTAGAGGCTTCATTAATATGTCCTTTGCAGATTAAGACTGTGTTATTCTTTGTGGTGTACTCCCCTGAGATGGCTTGAACCCTACCCTCAAAAATATCAGTATAAACAATTTTCTCCTTCGGTGACATCCGACAGGATACTTGCAGCCTGACGATATCATCCTCTTCAATGGGATTGATATACTCTGATGTGTACGGGCTTCTATTCGTGATTAACTCGATCTGTGCATAGGGCACATCAGCACTTTCAGCCGTTGACGCATTAACCAACTTTGGGAAATATCTTTCACCTGTTGGTTTCTGGATGATGACTCTAGGACGAAAAAACCAGAGCATGCTTATCCCACCCAATGTTTATCTGGGAATTTTAAAGTAATCACACAGGGAACATCGTTAGTCATAGCAACTTCAAAAACATTAGGCTCTCCGGTGGCATCTATCTTAGGATGTTCTGCGTCTATGGTAATCAACCAAGAAAACATATAGATTGAACCGATTACAAGAGTCCCGGAAGCAGGCAAAACTTTGAGGTAAAATTTAGTCTGCCCGTTTAACCTCAAATTCGATGCATTATCAAGTTCCCGGGTGATTTGTGTTGTTGTTATCGAGTCGCCGGTGTTTGAATCGCAGTCATACCATGTAGCATTATCAAGTGAAATTTGCAGTTTCGGGATACCTGATATTACATAGATAATAGCGTATGGAATCCCGGTTATCGGATTCAAACTGTCAAATTCCCAAACGAGAGAACCCGTAAGAGAAACCTGTTTTAGCGTACTTGAATAGGTATCTCCTGATCGGGATTTTACAACTGTCTGGTATGTGGCATCCGAGAAGTTCTCGGAGTATCGCATGCTCCCGGTTCCATCCGCGTTTACAGCTAACCTTAACCCGGGAAACACTTTATTGCAGAGCCTCATTTGTGTCAGTGGATCAGAAACATTGAATACCGAGACACCTGCATCAGTTTCGACAGTGGGTGTACTTAGAATTTCTGTTACCGTAGCGGTAGCATCCCGGTTATAAACTCTAACAGCCGAAGAAGCCGCTTTGAGATAAAATTTGAGAGTCACACTCTGTCCTGCTGCTGAGGTTAGCGCCGGAGCTACTGACCTTGTTGTATAGCTCGGAAGAATCGTTGTACATCCCGGCATATCGTAGGTTGCTACCTTCGATGCTCCAAAATAAATTTCAATCCTTGAGTAACTGATGCCACCAGCCGAGAGCACTGCGCCTTTTATTCCGAGCGCATCAACCCTGTACTTTACACCGGTTTTTTCAGGGTACGTGTGAGTGTAAAAATCTTCGTACTGATATGTTGTATAAGATGTCGCCCCCACGTAATAGGAATCTAACCAGACGTTTGTTTCTCCTGCTGTTTCTCCACCGCTTATGCTTCCTGATAGACTGCCCTGTGCTTCTATTGAGATATCCGGTATAGTTGCTACTGTTCCTGTCGTTGCGATATCATTGCCGACATCATCAATTTCAAAGTCAGACAGTTTCTGTAGACATAAATTATCGAAGTACAGTTGAGTAGTTCCCGGAGGAGTCCCGGACCCGTAAACTCTAATTTCTGCATCAACGGGCGAAACCTCAAATTTGATTGTTTCCTGAAGTTGAGAATATTCTCCTTCTGAGGCCCATTCCAAAGAAATGAGAGACTGACTGTTTGAGAAGATGTCTATAACTCCGCTTCCTTCGGCTCCTACTTTTTGACAGAATCCCGTGAGTGAATAAGTAACACCCGCTTCAAATTGAACCGGCTGAGAAATCATACCCGGCGTCTCTTCTGATCCGTCACCTGTGATGCAGAGGGCTAATACACCGTCCTGCGCAGTCTCAGAACGTGCCTGCCCTGTTGTAACAAGTGTCCAGCCGTCAGGCGCAATGTCTGTATATTGCCCGTAGTTGTCCGAGGTCATTACAACGCTTGCGATCTCGCTTTCGTTTTTGCCTACAGCTACAAATTTTGAAATGTTAGACGCAAAACAAAGAGAAGTCCAGTCCTTATCGAGTGCGCTTGTTCCGGCTGTCCAGGTTACAGCATCAAGAGAAGACATCACCCTGTTTCCTGTACCCGACTGCGCAACCACGACAAGAAGCTGGAGCTCCGGAGCACATGTTATAGAACGCCATTCATTTACTGCGGTAGCCGGGGTATCTCGCAGTGTCCAGGTGATCCCATCCGGTGAAGTCATTACGCGCTGTGTACCTGATTCTGAAACAGCAACAAAGAGACCGAGATACCCGACCCAGATAACATTCGTCCAAAACTGATCAGCAGGCGTAGCCGCAATGGTCCATGTCTCGCCGTAATCATCCGAGTACATGGCTCTATATCCTGCGGTTCCGTTGTATGCGAGTGCTACAACTCTTTTTAGACTGTCAGAATAACAAACCGTCAACCAGAGATTGACCTCATCCGCTGATGCTGCTGCTGTCCAGGATTCCCCGCCGTCGTCGCTATACATGACTCTGTTAGAGCCTGAATAAGCGACAGCAACATATCTGTAAATCCCTTCGTCGTCATCCCGGATGTAACAAACTGAGCCCCAGTTGTTATCTGCTGCGGAAGTCCTTTCGATCCATGTAACGCCATCGACAGAGGTTATGACTCGGTTACCTGTTCCTGTTATTGAGGTAGCTACCCATGCACCCGGAAGCATATTCTCAGCATCAAGTGGATCGACACCGACGGATGAACCCCATGTTAACCCTCTCCATTGATTATTACAGTTTGCGGCATCCGTTAGCCCTGAAGGAATTGTCCAGGAATCCCCATCTGCGGAAATCTGGATCAGAGTATCTGCCGTGCCTGTAGCTGCAACCGCGCAAAACTGGCCCAACTCAGGAGCATGCCTCACACATCTCCATTCATTATCAGCAGCCGCCGCGCTTGTTTCCCATGTTTGGGTCGTGCTTTGTGTCCATTCTTCAAAAGAGGGATTCTTTATAATGTTCCCGGCATAAACGTTATCAGAAGACCACTGCTCGCCGGAATATGTGACTTTTCTGGCCCGGACATGTTTCTGGACGGATTCTTCAAAAGGTGTGTCACAGTAAAAAACAATATTATATTTATAAGGTTCTGCTTCTCCTACCGTGTCGCCTGCGTCTAAATCTCGTCTTGCGGAGTGATTTCTACAAATCCCTGATACCTGCCAGCCTGTAGAATCTCCTCCGAGTTCAACGTAGGTTCTCCCTGCTCTTTTCCAGCTTGCTAAAGCTCTCCTTACGTCTTCCTTACCATATCCAAAACATCGAAGATTAATTGAGGCCCCGTCGCTGCCGAAGTCGCCAAGAACCCAACCGTCAAAGCCTGGCGGTTTATCTGTTGAAATGGATTGATCTGTATCAGATTCATATCCTAAAATCTTAATAGGATATCCATTAACATACGAAGAATAATTATCAATATAATAATCTACAATTTCGTCAATTTCATTTATTCTAATCGCAGGAACAATTTTTATAGGTGGTGTGGTGGGAACATCGTTTGTATTTGTGACCTGGTAATAATCAGCAACCGCAGAACCGGAAACAATATTCCCGTTCGCGATTATTGAAACGGCTGAGGGAACACGGTTCACGATTCCGCAACCGTGACCGGCTCCTATGTAAGCGGAAGACGTTGCCAGAGTGTCCTTCGTTCCACTCACAACATTATCATCTAGATGGTAAATGTACCCAGAACCACCGGACGGAGCAGAGGCAACAAGAATCCCGGCATTGTAACAGTCTTTTATAACATTATTATAAACTTCAATCCCGTTGAAGCCTTGAATCGTGATACCAGCATTATATGTGATATGGGGAATCAGCCCGGACCCTGTAATCGTATTATCATGGATTTTAATATTCTTGTTTGTGGCAGTGCCCCGGACATCTACGCACCAGATCCCGCCGCACCATCCGTTAGTGATTGTATTGTTAAAACACTCTATATTATTTGTTACAATGAGAGAATCAATTGAATTATCTTCAATCTGGAATCCAAAACCACCTGCAAGAGAATTAAGAGCATACGGGCGAGTCACATTATTGTAGAATCTCACATTCTGGGAGTTATAACAGCGCCCTCCTGAATTAGTTCTAACTGTGAAATCGTTATTATACACTTCAGCATTGAGGGAGCGCATAACGAAAATGCCCTCGTGCATGCACTCTATTGTTTTATTATTATAGAAGTTGATCCCGTTAGCATACGAGAGTCTAACGCCGTCAGTTAGCGTATTTTTTATCGTCATATCATGGATGTTAACATTTCTCGCGGGATTTGCGAATGTTCCAGCAAAGTAGAGGCCAGGATAGTACCCATCACCCCACTGAGAAGCCGCGTATTCCGGCTGATTCGCATAGTTTCCATCGAGTGTAATATTTGACATTTCAAAGTTTTGGGTTGCAGTTCCTAAGCCTCCGATCTGATTTATAATCGGTTTCCAGATACCCCATCCTGCGGAGTTATGGAGTCTAAGAACTGCGGTTGTATCTCCCGTTAGAATCGTATTTGATCCTGCAAAGAGTTGAGCGGATATATCATAAGTGTAAGGTCCTCTCAGGTATGTTGTTATAGGAGCCGAAGGTGTACCGTTCGTGTTCGCATATGCAAGAGCCGCATTGATTTGTACGTTATCGGCTGCGCCGTCTACCGTGTAGTCGTCAGATCCTGAATTTGAGATATAGACAGTTACCATTTTTACAGCCCCGCTGCTTTTGCTTTTGATGCGCTGGTTTTATCGCCGTTGTTGTTTATTGTGTTTTTATTTGTGGTGGAAATAATTTTTACATTTTCTTCCCCAGTGCCCTTTCCCCCCGATGATTTAGTCCCTAATTCTGCGGTAAGATTCCATTTTCCAGCAAGAGACGCTATATTTCCAGCCATCTCTTTAGTCGTGATCAGAGCCGCCCCGATCCGGGTATTTGCCAGCGTTGCAGCATCAATAAATTTATACGCCTGTGACGTAGCTGCGATCTCAGCATTTGTGATTCCATTCCACCCTGCAATGGTTCCCGCCATTGGTTGATTTCCGGCATTTTGTAAGAGGGATATCATCTGCTCGGTTGTGAGATTTACAACTTTCCCGGTACTGTCTACGAGTGCTAATTGCCCGATTGTTCCACCCTGGCTCACATTTCCAGACTGCTCTAAGTAAGATTTTAATCCTTGAATAGTGAGCGCGGTAGTCTTTCCGTTGCTGTCAACTAAAGAAATTTGAGCGTTTGTACCGTCCATTCTCACGTTTCCGGCATCTGAGATGATATAGAACAGTTCTTGTCCGGTGCTTCCTGCCTTTTGCATTGCATTATCTACAGAGCCGATTTCTGAGATTGTCCCGCTCATCGGGACGTTACCCATGTTTTCTAGGAGTCCGGTATTTGTTTGGATATCAGGAGTAAGTGAATTGATTAACCCGTCTACTGTTGTTATTTCTCCCTGTGTCCCGGACATGTCAACATTTGCGAAGAGTTCAAAGGATTCTCCGGCTCTCTTGTTACTTTTTTCTATCTGTGTGGCAGATTCATCAATATTCTTCGCGGCATCCCCGAACCAACTCTTCATTGCATTATAAAATTCTTCTACCGACTGTAAAGCACCTTCTGGAATGAAATCCATGAAAGCTTCTTTAATTTCTGAAATTTTCTGAGTAACCCATGTGCTTAACCTGCCTGCTACATCTGACACAGTGTACGCAAAAATGGTGAAAAGATCTTTAGCGACTTCCCATGCTGCACTTAACAGCCCTGTTTTTTCATCAAGATAGACGAGTCCGGCGGCAACTAGAGCAAGAGCACCGACTACAAGAGTAGCTGGCCATATAGCAGCCGAAAGCGTTGCACCAAAAGCTAAAGTACCCGCCGTAACAAACGGGAGAATCATATTATAAGCGATAAATCCAGCAGCTAATAACCCAATTCCAGCTACTCCGACTGCTGCAACACTAACAAACGTCTGCATGGGTTCAGACATTCCAGCAAATGCACCCGTGACAAGGAGAGCACCGCCAGCAAGCTCTTTAAGGACTCCTAACAGGCTGAACGTTTGCACTTCCATGTTTTTCATATCGTAGCCGACGATATCAGCTAAACCGGATTTTAAATTATCTTTTATAGTTGACAGCATCCCGGTAAATGATTTAGAGCGTTCTTCCATTGCTCCAGCATATTTATCGTTCCAGATGGCTTGAATTGTGCTCGTGATCATCTCTTTATTGTTTCTATCAACAACTGCAATCTGCTGTTTACCATTTTCATCCATGTAAGTTAATGCCGTTTTCCCTGCGTCCTGGATTGATGCACCTAACTGTTCATAGTTTTTCTGTGTGATCTCGACCGCTTTGATACCAAACTCTTTCATTCTTTCAAATTCGCCCTGTTGAGCGTCTGCCAGAGCCTCGACTACTGCCATTATGGGCTTTCCCATAGCTGCGGCTGTATCGCCTACTGTTTTTCCGTACTGCTCAATATCCATTCCGTAAGCTTTCAAGCGGGTAGCAGATTCCAATAATTCCGGAAATTCAAAAGGAGTCGTGGCCGCGAAATCCGCAAGCCATTGAAACTTTTCACGGGCTATATCCGCATCACCATAAAGAGTTTTGAGTGTTAAACCGGCATCCTCAAAACCGGAAGCAATTTGAGTACCGTAAGCAGCAATGCCAGCGACAGCCGCAGCAGGGAGAGTAAAAGCCCCTATAAGAGCCATCTGTGTACCAGATGAGAAATCCCCGGTCTGCCCTTCTGCCTGCCTCAGCATAGCCCCGTACTGAGCAAAACTCGCAGCGTCAAGATGTAACCCTGCATCCGCGTACACTTCGCCTATTAATCCCGTTTTTACCGCCTCACCGTTTTAGTTTTTTTACATCTATCTACAAACGCATTGCCAGCCGCCGACCACATAGCCGCCTTTTCTTCTGGTGCGAGTTCTTTGCGCTCATTTTTAGGTAGTATCCCTTTATCAAGAAAATCAGAAACATTATACAGTCTTTTATCTTTATGCTGAGACCACGGAGCGTTTAATATCGCTGTTTTTAGATCAGCGTGCCAGATTGCTTCCAGCTTGAAACGCTCCTTTTTTTCGTCTGCGGCTTCCTCTATCATTAATTGAGTTTCAGCCGGAGAATAACCCCAAAATTCCGCAGGGGTTTTATTACACAGCCTGTATAGTATCCTTTGTTGCCTGTCAAAAAACTCATCAATGCTCAGGTCTTCCCAGCTTCCCCCTTATCCTCCCCCGGTTTTTTCTTTGTGGACATGATCTCAAACATTTTATTTTCAAGTTCTTCAGCAGTCATTTCCTTTACTTTTCTGATAGCCTGAACCCGCTTTCCGTTCATCAAACCGGAAGCTACGAAAGCATCTATGATGATTTCGTTAAGTTCCTCAAAGTTTTTACCTAGTTTAATGTAGAATTCATTTTCTATGATGTCCTGTACATCACCGAGGGTCAAGCCCTTCTTTTCCCATAGAAGCCCTGCGAGAATCATCTTTTCCAGATCTTCATTTGATAATCCATCTTCACTATCAAGGAGCTTTACAAACTGTTTATGAGTTTTTACACCGAGTAACTCATATAGTTTCTTTTGCCCGTTATTCGTGAAAAAAAGGTTAAAACCGGGTATAAACTCGGTTGTCGTTCCTGTCATTTAGGATCACCTTTATGCTGCTGCCCGGATGATGTAAATTCTTACAAAACGGGTTGCTTTTGATGTTTCCTCGACTTTCAAAAGTCTTTCAATAATTACACCGGCGGCAAGTGTAATAGCCGCCGAAGCTTCTGCTGAAGTTAATGCAGTCCACGATTCCCCGTCGTCATCAGATATCTCAATAGCAGAAGCTGCTGCTGCTGTAACTGTCAAAGTTGCTGAGGTTATCCCGTTTGCCTCATTGATTACTAAGACATCGGTATCCGCAGCAAGCGCAGCAGGAACATTAACAACGCCTGCACCGGATGCTACTATAGACGTAATAGCTGCCGTTGTAGTAGACCTTTCAGGCTGCCCGGATGCCTCTATAGTACATGAAAAAACGTATGTATTGTCGGCATTGCCAGGTACGAACGTGGATACATACCCATCATAAGAATATACCTCTCCTGCGTCTGGAATGGTCACAGAAATTGTGTGCAATGCTCTGTCAGTATAAGCACTGAACAGCGCAATTTGTCCGGCATCATTGGGAATCATGTTTCCCGAAAGGGTAACACTGCCAGGATCAAACCTTTTAAGCCCCTTCTCCATGACTGTACCGGAATCCTGAGTGGAGGTATCTTTAGTTGCAGTGCTGCCAGCCGGGAACGGGATATTATCGTCAAATACACCGTGTATTGTCGTGCCGTCGATTGAAACTGTACTTCCGTATATGTCTATATGGCCAAATGACATTGTTTTTAGCTCCGTTCGATTTGTAATGAAAAATTAACAGAATAAATTGTGCCTTCTGTTTCAGATTTTGATACCTGAAACGGTTCTGAAATTGCCTGAATTCTCTTAAATTTTGTATTGCCTGTTGTGAAATTTGTTTTTAAGTTGAGTAACGCATGTATGGCAGTTGCTTTTGTTTTTGCTGTACTTCCAGATGAATTTCTTACTCGAATGTCTAATTCAGGTCTGTATAGTGTCATATCTCCCGATGCTGTACTTTTATCTCCAAGTCCCGGCGCTGACATAACAGCTATACAGTTTTTCACGCTTTTTGAGAATCCATATAGGAATATGTCAGTTCCGGAAGTGCCTATTGAATTTGTTTGGAGATAATTGACTATATCAGTGAGATAATCGGGAATTGTCATATTGCGTTTTGCATCTCCGTTTCAAGCATTTTTATCAGTAAGGGAGACATTTTATTAAATGGAGTTGAAAGAAATTTCCATTGTCCGTGAGGATGGTAATATGTTGGAATTTCGTGAACATATACCGCGTAAGGCGTTGAATATGATAGTCTAACGTGAAATTCTGTCAGTGTGTTTTTATGAATTTTTGTTTTTCCAGTGGATTTTAACAGCCCTTTATCAACAGGGCAGTAAACAGTAGTTGAAACATCCATTACTTTTTTAGCCCATTCCTGCACACCTTTTCTTCCCGCTCCTTCCATTCTTTTTTTTGTTATCGCTAGATTAGCAATGCAAAGAGCAGTACCCGGCATTATAGTTCAGTCCCTTTTTTTCCGAGAATAACCCTAACATATTCTTCTTTTTTTCGCGTAGGTCTCTCAATCCTCTGTATCGAGGATATAGCTGGATTAGTCCCGTCCGCAAGCACTATTTTATCCTCGGCTGAGATCGAAGTTCCCGGAGGAAAAGCGATCCATGCAGAAACTATTGTATTATCACCTTCGACGGTAACTTCCTTAAGTTCTGTATAGTTGCACTTCTGCGAGCGAGAAGTCCCGTAAGAAACTTCGTGAGAAGCATTTTTAGATGCAAATGGCTCAACGGTCACTGTGTCAGGGAATTTCATTAAACCCCCT